TAATTTTATAATCCAATATGGAGAAGCTACTGGAACTCCGTCTAAATTAACTGTTAATTTTCCTGGTTCACTTGTATTTGTGTAATATGCATATCCTGATATTTGTTCTAATTTATTATTAGAATTTATTTGTGAATTTAGCACACTTACATTTCCATTTTCTAGTAAGCCGTATTGTGCTGTCAAACACTTACCATAACCTTGAAAAATAACATTTGTTGGTGCCCCATATACTTGATACCAATTCCCTAAATATTTATTTACATCTAACTCTTTAACTGTATTAGGAGACTTAGAACCCCGAAGAGTTTGACAATCACAAATTTGAGTGAACAAAAACAACAAGAATATATTAATATAATACATTGTATATTATATTATATTAATTTATTTAATATTGTTTATTATATACTATTTATATTCCTGTTGTGAATCTCTCGAAGTCAAATTTAGAATATGCTTCTTTTTGAGCTCTTAATTGTTTTTCTCTATTTGCCCTTTCTAATACAGCTACCGCTGCTGCTAACTCCGTCTCTGAAACTTTACCATCTTGATTCGTGTCTATTAATTTATGTAAAACCCTATATTTGTGAGGAACTATACACAACGAACATTCTTCGTTAAATAGATAATCCGAGAGAATAGTAAACACAGCAGTTAATCCTAACGCAGTATAAATATCACGAGTACCCATCCATGCCATAGCAAATACTAATAATTGTTTACTTACGGACCATTTCATATATTCTTCTGTTGATTTGCTAAATTGTATCTGGATAAATTTTGAGCCAACGTTGAGAAGAATCATTACTACACCTGCGAAAAACTTGCTATTATTTAAATACATTACATGATGATTCATATATGAAATACCATTTAACAAAGGCGTAAATATATTTGTTTTTCCGCCACCACGAGAACTATTCGAATTTATTTCTTGTGGAATTATTTGTTGTTGAACTGGAGCTGTTGTAGCCATTATACTAAAATAACATATTATTATTATTTAAAATAATAATATTTTTTACACTTTAATTTTTGAAAAATCTAATTTACCAAAATCACGTGTAAATGCTGTTTCTATATCATTTAAATTTGATTTAATATTATCTACCTCAGTTGATACATTAAAACCATAACATTTTTTAACGCTATTATCGTAACCCGTTATATATCCAATAAACTCAAATAAATATCTAAATGTATACCTATATATAAACGACAAAATATTACGTATAAAAGTAGGCATAATTTTATTATATATATAATTTAAACTATCTACTGTTTCTTTAATAGCATAAGTAAATATACAGTTTGGTAAAGATACTATTTTATTACTTATTTCTTTAAGTATATTGAAAATTTGAACGAAAATATTTCCTATACCTTTAAATAACGATAACAATGGTTTTATTATTGCGTTATTAAACATATCTGCTATCTGTGTGAATATTGATTTTAGTTTATCTGTTAGTATATTTATAGTTTTTTTCTCAATCTCTTTTCCCATATCATTTATTTTTGATGTAAGTTTATTATCAATATTATTTATTTCTTTTGGTATGTCTCCAACAACTTGTGTAATATCTTTTATATTACCAAACATATTATCAATATCATTTACACTAAAACCTTCTTTTTGTTTGTAAAATAAATTGTAAATTATTATTAAAAATAATAAAATGTTTAAAATAATGATAATTAAGGTTTTTAAATTTTCATTAAATTTTTTCATATATAATATACTCATTAAATTTGTTTGAAAAAATCAAAAGTATTTGATATATTATTTTTTAGATTTAATATAGGGTCTATTAATTTTCCTAATGCGTTTTGAATATTTAATTGTTCTGCTAGTTTTCTAGCCTCTTCTGCTGCTTTCTCAGCAAGTTGTTTTGCTTCTTCTGCTGCTTTCTCTGTTTGCTGTTGTACGTCTTGTGCTATATTTACGGTTTGTTTTTGTACATCTTGCGCTACATTTACGGTTTGTTTTTGTACATCTTGCGCTACATTTACGGTTTGTTTTTGTACATCTTGTGCTACATTTGATACTTTATCAACCGTTTTATTTATACCTTTAGAAATACTTTTTGTGATATTTTTAACCCTTAAACCTTCTTTAATACTTTTATTATATAATTGTGATGTAATAATAATCGTAAATATAATCAATAATGAATAAATTACAATATTTTTTAGATAAATATGATTCATTTATATTTATCTAATATTTAAAATAATGAATATCCGCTAGTAAATATTGACTTATCAGAAGGGTCTACTTCATTACCTTGTTCTCTAGCCTTATTATATACAGGAATTGAATTAGATTGTTTTCCTCTTAATATATTTAATTCTCTATCTGACGTACAAAATCCTTCTTTAGCAACATTATTTGTTTTATTATCGACATTTGTCTCGACATCTGTTTTAATCACATCTCTAACAGATTCTTCATTATAATTACCTGACATATCAATAGTATTTCCAGATATATCAATAGTATTTCCAGATATATCAATAGTATTTCCAGAAACATCAAATCCTTCAAAATAATTATAACTATAAACAGCATTGGATTGATATTGGTTAAAAGCAATTATAATAAATAATACTGCTAATAAACCAAAAAATTTACTCGTATACGAAATAAACATAATAAAACCTAAAAGAATCATACGACCTAAATGCGTTTCTGATAAGAAGTCAAATACTCTTGATTGACTTAATAATATAACTAAAATAAGAGTTAAAACAACTCCTACATTATTCTTACTAATTAACTTAAAAGTCATTATATAAATTAAAGATATATTTTTTTAATTATTTCAGTGTGTTTAGTAAATTATTATCTAAATTTTTAATAAGGATGTCTTTAGCAATGTTTGCTGCTTCAATTGATGATAATACAAATATTACATTACCTAGTAATTCAGATAATTCGGAAAATATTTTAAATCAAAAACGTCATAAAAGAACTCAGAGAAAATATCCTAAAATTGAAAATTTTGATACTAATAAAGTAAATTCTATTCTTCAACAAATTCATAATAATACTGACGATGATGATGATAAAGATAATTATAATTTTCCTCCTCCACCTGAATCGTCAGGTGTTCAAAAAACTATACCAACTAGCGAAAATAATAATGAAAGTTTTGGAGGAATGAATGTAAAAATGACTGGTAAAGCGCCTTCTCCTAATTATGAAGGTAGTGATAATTTAGACCTTAATGATTATAATAATTATGGTAATAGTAAAACTGCTGAAGAATATTATAAAAATGTTATACCTGGATATACCGTTCAGAAGAATATTGTTAATAGACCTTATTATCAATATAAGGATACAAATAATATAAGTGAGTATCAATCACCAGATGTATTATTACAAAAATTGAATTATATGATCTCTCTATTAGAAGATCAAAAGGATGAAAAAACAAATAATGTAACAGAAGAAGTTATATTATATTCATTTTTAGGAATATTTATAATTTTTATGGCTGATACATTTGTTAGAGCAGGAAAATATGTAAGATAAATATATGAGCTATGTTTGTCCTCTATGTATAATTGACCCGTCTAATCATTCCTTAACTAAATTAAAGGAAATCAATAATATTATTTATTATTATTCATGTCCTTCTGAGGCAAAATTATATTTTGATACAAATGGAATTATAAATCACTATAATGGCATACTTAGTGAAATTCCCGAAAATAAGAAATGGATTTGGATATTTGATAGTAAAAACTTCGAATTAAAGCATTTTATACAAATAAATTTGGCAATTAAATTGGCTAAGTTAATTACAAGTAAATTCTCTAAAAATTTATTGAAAATAATCATTATAAATCCTACATGTTACATATTATCAACTTATAATATTTTGCTGCCTTTTTTAACAAAAGATATAAAAGACGTTGTTGTATTTAAAAATGAATATAAAGAAATTAATGAAATACTTATAATATAATAAAATATTTAAATAAACTATTTAAACCAATCTTATTATAATAGTATATCAACATAGATATGATAAAATATTTAATCATCCATAATAAGCATGAAGGTTGTTATGATTTTCAATGTTATCAAGATGAAGCAGCCAGAATTAGATTAACATCTATTACTATTAATCCACCAAAAATATTTGTATTTAATACGAGGGATGAAGCCCAGGATTTTTTTGAAGAATATATCAACGATGTAGATTGTATTGACATTAGATGTAAAAAGGGCGACGAGGTAGAACATATTGATTATTGTACGTGTGGTATTATTGAATTAGATGAAAAGGGCGAACCTATTTTATTTTACAATAAGAGAAACCAAATTTTTTTAATGGAACATGGTCCTCAAGTATTTATTCCAGATCAAGAACTTAAGAATGATATTAGAAATTTAAATTTAACGAATCGTTTAATTCGTAAATGTAAGAGTTTAGGAAGGGAACAACGTAAAAGATATATTGAATTAGGTAAATATTGTGAGGAATGTAATGCTGAAGAGCCAAGTGAATCTGATAATGAAGATAAGAAGAATGATGATTCGAATAATATTGTCTTGAAAGAAAAGGCTGAACCAGAAGAAGTCTCTGTGCCAGCAGCTCCAGAAAAGAAAAAGAGAGTCACTAAGAAAAATTCTGCTACAGAGGATGAATCAAAGACAACAGGTGAAAAGAAAAAGGCGCCAAGAAAAACCAAGTCATCTGATGCTGATAAAAAGTAATTTAATTTATAATTAAAACTTTTTCAGGTTTAAATGTAGGATAAGCAAAATTATAAAAAAAATAAGCAGTCGGGCTTATAATTAATGGTTTGGTTTTTAGCATAATATTATTAATAAATATATTATTATGTGATATATTTTCAATGGCAGCAAAACCAAAATTATTTTCTGCCGCTATTTTCCAAAAACTTATTTTAAATCCTTGAATAAATATATCTTCGTCACAATTACATATTGACGCAAAACAGCTTAGCGCTTCTAATCCTTTCTCAACCTCAACACATGATTTTCTATAGAAATAACAGCTTTGTATTTCTTCATCACATAAGATAGCATATATAAAAATATTTTTAGTTTTTAATAATTCTAATATGTTTGCGATATCAGTTTGAATAACTATATCAAACTGTTTATTATTCGCAATAATAAAATCATGTATAAATCTGAAATTTGTTCCATTAATTTCAAATAACTTATATTCACTGGATAATTCTAAAGGTTTAGTCCATTTATCGACTGGGAAACCATAAGTCGAATAAACGCATAAAGGTATTATTCCTGTTAATTTGTCTTCCCTCTTAAAGAGTGAAACAACTATATTTTTATTGTTATATCTTTGGTTATAATGGTGCGTTTGAATTATTTGCTGCGCTAATCCTTTCTTTCTATGTAATTGATCTACGCATAAATAGTCAACATAATAAACCCTAAATTTACCGATATTTTTATGATTAATTAAAACATTCATTGGTCTTGAAGTCATCGCGCCAATAATTTTTCTATCAGTAATCATATTGCCATTTTTTAAATCGAGCATATATTCATTATTATAATAGAAAGAAATGAAGGATTTGTCATTGTGACCAATAAAATATGGAATTATATTTTCTGAGTTTGGAGAGAAGATATTATCTTTATTTTGTAAATAATTCGTTTTAATCAAGTTTATAAATCTGGTTTTTTGAATTGATGTAAGTTGTGAAAAATTTATTGTATCAATGTCTTTAAAATTTGTATATTTATTTTTTTCAGGGAGTGAATCTTGAATAATCCCAGGTGGATTTAACATATATCCAAAATCATAAACATGAAACACCGGTTGTACTACCCAAAAACCGTATTTTAAACGAATATAAATATAAATTAAAATTATAATAAGTAATCCAAAACATAATATATAAGATAAATATTCAAACATATTAATCTTATAAAATATAATTAAATGTTTATGAAAACGAGTTAGATTTTCTTAAAAAACATGTTAATTTGGTTTTGTAAAAATATATAAATATTGATATTCATAAGCGCATTTAACCATATCAACTTTGGCATGTAAAATAAATCCCGCTTCTTGAGCCATATTTACAATTGTAGGTAAATCTTCCATGTATAGAATTTGTTCTTGCTTTCTTACTTTACCGTCATTAAATTTGAATTTTTCATCAAAAATAGCAGTATTATCTGACTCACTTAATTTGAAATTAGCGTTATATACAAAGTCATTAAATGTAATTTTTGTTTTAGTAATTCTCTCTTTAGCGTATTTTTGAGGAGATACTACATATAATGGATTACCTGGAGGAAGTATAGGATCGAATTTATATTTATCAACTAAATGAACGACTAAAAATCCGCCAGGCATCAACCAATTCATACAATTATAAAAGAATCTCATTTTATCTTTCATATAATAAATTGTAAAGTATAAACATAATACATGTGTCAATGAGCTATCGCTAAACAAATGGCTATCGAGACCATCACCTACTTTGAATTTTTCAGCATTATTAGGAAATGACGATTTTGCCTTATTAATCATAGATGGAGAGATATCAATGCCAATAACATTTAGATTTTTTGCTCTAAGATTTGCTACTTGATGTCCTGTTCCACAACCAATGTCAGCAATTATACTTCTTTCATTTGGTGTAGTGCTATTTATAATATTACCAACTTCATAGTCATTTCGAATAGTATTAAATACTAAATAATCATATATATCAGCATAAAAATCATCATAAATGGAGTTGCCTTCTTTAAATAAGAATTTTGTTTGGTCAGTCCAACCTTCTTTGACTGGAGAGAATGCCCTAAAAAATACAACTACGATAAGCAATAGAGCAATAAATACAAGTATTTTGCCGAAATTCGACATTTTCTTATAACAGTTTGTTAGGGATTTTACAATTTTCATATATATGTATTGTTGTTATTTTTTTTGTATAAAATTTAAATATATGGAGGAATCCGAAATAAATGATTTAAGAGGAGAGGGTGATTTTAAAAGTTTTTCATTTTCAAAATTTAAGAAAACTGAAGTGAAAAGGGAATTGCTAAATAGTTTGATACATTCAAAAATCGAACCCGCATGTTATTGGAGTGCTGAACTTATATGCGCCGGTCATTATTCAGATTTATGGGAAATCATTTTATTATTCTTTAGTAAATTTGTACATCTAGGCAATTTAAATATTGCCATATATCTTGAAATGAGAATTAATGATTTTAAATCAATAATGAATAATGGTTACGCAGATAGAATAATAAGCTTAAGGAATAATGATAAAATAAGACAATTATTTTGTGAAATTATGTGTGTCCTATGTGACGCTAAAAGGAGACATAGTTTTGATAATGTCAAAATAAAACCAGACGATATGAATATGTTGACAATTAAAGACAAATTTAAGGCTCCAACTGCTGAATATGGTGAGGAAGTTTTGATGGTTGAAGACCCTAAAGAATTGTTTCCATTTGTAAATGAATTAGCGTATAGTGTAACTATATCTGGTAATAATCAAATGAGCGCATGTTATTGGATTGAATGGATAATTGAATATGAAAATCGTTGTAAAGCATTAAAAGAGAAGATATTTTGTGAGAGAAGGAATTTTGCGAAGGTAGATTCAAAATGTCAGAAGGATATAGTGTGGGTTATATGGGATGTATTTTTAAAAGAATCATCAAAACGTTCAAAGATAATCCAAAAATTGATGGATGCTTTAATGGCTCTATTTTGTTTAAAATATACAACAGGATGTCATAAGAAACGTAAGAATATAATGTATTTAGCTATTTCTATTTTATGTGAAAAATTTACATTAGAAAAAGAGATAATACGACATTCTCAAATAGGTTTAGTTAATACAATAAAACAAAAAATTAATTCTGTTTATGCTCAAATAAAAAAGAATGAAGAATCAACTGGAACGGAATATTTATTTCATGGTATGAAGTCGTCTAATTTGGAAAATACAATTAAGAAATTAGATGCGATGAATTCGTTTGGAGAGACATTTGTCCCTCGGCTTTAAGTAGTTGTAAATAATATATAATTTTTCATAAAACATGAAAATTTATTATATTATATTATATTATATTATATTATATAATGACTATAATTGATAATTCTAACATCAACGATTTAATATCTATGTACATTAATGAACCTGATAAGTTGCCTAACGATTTACAAGGAGTAAGGATTGGAGATTGGGATGTATCTAATGTCACCGTAATGAATAGTCTATTTAATGAAGGCATGGGTAACGCTTTTAATGAGCCATTAAATAAATGGAATGTTAGTAATGTTACTAATATGAGTGGTATGTTTTATTTAGCTGCTTCCTTCAATCAGCCATTAAATGATTGGGATGTTAGTAATGTTACTAATATGTATGGCATGTTTTATTCTGCTGAATCCTTCAATCAACCATTAAATACATGGAATGTCAGCAATGTTACTAATATGAGTGGTATGTTTAGTGACGCAAAGTCATTTAATCAGCCGTTAAATAATTGGAATGTCAGCAATGTTACTAATATGCGTAATATGTTTAATGGTGCAGATTCATTCAAACAGTCATTAAATGATTGGAATGTTAGAAGTGATGTTGATTCAAATTATTTGTTTGGTTATGATACGGGAGAAGACTCAAATAGATATCCCCGATGGCATGACAGAACAGCCGCAATAGAAGAGAGGAACCAACGAATTATAGCAGAACAACAATCACAGTCACAACGCCGTCAAACTCAACGACGACAACAGTCTACAACAGATGCACAAGAAAATCTACAACAGCAGAGACGACAACAACGACAACAACGACAACAACGACAACAACGACAACAACGAGAGCAACAACAAAGACTTACACGACAACAACAGTTTATACAACAAGAAACCGCACGAACAGCAGCACAAGTTGCGGCACAAACATATCAAGAGTCAGATTCTCCATATGATACTTGTGTTATTTGTGGTGATATTCTTGATAATGAAAATGGACCAGGATATTCACCAAAATGTACACATGATTGTAATGATGTAATTAAAGTTTGTCAAAATAATCACATGTTTCATCGTGGTTGTATTATGAATTGGTGTAACGCAGAGGAGGTTAATGTGGTTTCACAAATGGGATTTGATGAAGCATACAGCGCGATGCGAGCTCAAGAAAAGACCAATAAATGTCCAATATGCACAATGCCAATTAACTGTAATACATTCAATACATTAGAAAAAGTGAACAATGATGCTTTGCCTTTAAAAGGTGGAAGAAAACAAAAATATAATACAAGAAAACATAAAACAAGAAAGTATAAAACAAGAAAATATAAAACAAGAAAATATAAAACAAGAAAATATAAAACAAGAAAATATAAAACAAGAAAATAAAATCAAGAAATTAGATGTGATGAATTCGTTTGGAGGGACATTTGTCCATCGGCTTTAAGTAGTTTTTACATTTAAAATTGATATAAATATTATAATTTTAAATATAATAAAAATAATATGAATAATATACCTTTTGATAAATCATTTGCGTCGCATGAAAAAGCAAAATACTGGAGTAAAAAAAATACATTAAAATCTAGTGAAGTAAGTAAAGGGAGCGATAAAAAATTTTATTTTGATTGTGACAAGTGTAATCACGAATTTTTAATACAATTAAATATTGTATCAAGAGGAGGTTGGTGTAATTTATGTTCAAACAGAGTTTTATGTGATGATGAAAATTGTATTCAATGTTTTGAAAAATCTTTTGCTTCAAATGAAAAATCTAAATACTGGTCATCTAAAAATAATATTTTACCAAGACAAGTTTTTAAGTCTGCTGGAAATAAATATATATTTAATTGTGATAAATGTAATCATGAATTTAGTAGTAGTTTAGATAAAATTAAAATAGGAAGATGGTGTCCATATTGTTGTAATCCACAAAAAAAATTATGTGGTAATAAAGATTGTTTAGATTGTCATAATAAATCATTCGCTTCTCATGAAAAATCAAAATACTGGTCAAATAAAAATGAATTAAAACCCGAATTTGTTTTAAAAAATGGTGATAAAAGAATATGGTTTAATTGTGATGTTTGTCAACATGATTTTGAAAAACAAATTAAATATGTTTCCAAAGATGGTTGGTGTCCATATTGTAAAAGTTATAAATTATGTGATAATATAGATTGTCAATTATGTTTTAATCGTTCATTTGCTTCACATGAAAAATCAAAATATTGGTCATCAAAAAATGATATTTTACCGAGACAAGCAGTTCAAGGAAGTGGAATTAAATTTTGGTTTAATTGTGATATTTGTAATCATGATTTTGAAAAATCATTGAATGATATAACAGGTTATAAAGATGGTTGGTGTCCGTATTGTTGTATTCCACAAAAAAAATTATGTGAAGATAATACATGTATAGATTGTTATAATAAATCATTCGCATCACATGAAAAAGTAAAATATTGGTCTTCAAAAAATAAAGAAAACCCGAGACAAGTTTTTAAAGGAGGAGATAGTAAAAAATATTGGTTCAATTGTAATAAATGTGATTTAGAATTTGAAATGTATCCATTAAATGTGAAAATTGGTCGTTGGTGTTCATTTTGTATTAATAAAACTGAAGGAAAACTTTATAAAATTTTAAAAGAACAGTACCCATCTATATTGTATCAATATAGAGTAGAATGGTGTAAAAATACATCTTATTTACCATTTGATTTCTGTATTCCTGAATATAAAATAATTATTGAATTAGATGGACCTCAACATTTTACTCAAATTATGGAATGGAAATCACCTGAAGAACAACATGAAATTGATAAATATAAAGAAAAATGTGCGAATGAAAATGGTTATTGTTTAATTCGTATTCTTCAATCAGACGTGTTAAATGATACATATGATTGGTTTAAAGAATTAAAAGATAGCATCGAAGAATTGAATAAGGGTAATGAAATAGCAAATATTTATTTATACAAAAATAATGAATATGATGTTTTCTTTAAGTAGTTTTAAAATATATATATTCCAGACTATTTAAAGACCGCTACACTACATTATGAAGGGGTTTTCTCAAAATTCTTTAAAAATGGTCGAAAAAAGTTCACTACACATGAAGCGAAAAAAAATCAATTCAAAAAATGAAAAGTATCTGAACTTTTTAAAAATGGACAAAAAAAATGTCCAAAAATGAAAA